GGTGTTAGAAAAAAAGGTACAAAGAACAAAGTTGGACTAGTTGAAGCATTTAAAGACAAAACTACAAAAGGCTTTAGTTGGAATAATATGATGTTGCAACGCTGGACTGATCATGAAGGCGTAGAACATCGTGTACTCGATGATTATATACGCAATGTTACATTGTGCGATTTAACTGCGCAGCCCGAACATATTAGACAAGAAATAGATAACACTGTTGCAGAAGTTAAACCTAAAGACATTACACAAGTTGGCATGCGTCTTATGAAGTTTTGTGCTAAATGGGATATGCAACGTATTGCAGACCAAGCAGCAAGTTATGCAGATCCATTACAAGCGAGATACCCACAATGACTATGAAAGCTAAACCTGTACTAAAAGATAAGTTTTGGATTGTTGAAGAAGAAGGATTACGAGTTGGTACTCTTTCAAAAAACGATGAAGGATTTGTTGTTAGTCAAAAAGGTTCTGTTAAGTTTTATCGAAGTGAAAATCAGTTAAAAAAGACATTTGGAAAAAACTTTTTAGTTGCAAATATTAAAAATGAAACTAAAAATTCAAACAGAGAAGTACACGGATATCCAACCCGTACAACTCCTTACAACAGCATGTATGATATTAAACATAAACTGCCATTGTTTACTAAAAGTGAAAAATCTAAAAGTGTATATTGTGCTGGATATTATCTTGTTAAGTTTAATGTTAACTGGCTTAAAAGTTACTGTCCAAAGCTAATTACTATTGAACGTAATGAATATCTAGGTCCATACAAGACTGAGTTAGAAATGAAAGCAGCACTAAGCAATGTCAACCGATCCAATTAATACAATGCCAATACAGCAGCTGATCCAAATGGTGAAAGCTGCTGAACAAAGTAAAGCAAGAGAAATAAGACTCGATATAAATCAAGCAAAAATATTAGCACTTACATTAGGCGAAGTTATGGCAAGGTTACATGGAGATTTAGAAAAAATCATTGATAGTAAACTTGAAAAGCTCAATGAAGATCAAATCATTGAAGTAAATATGGACTCTGGAGCTTGGTAAAAAGATAAATATATGCGTAGTTAATAAAGGACACGCATTATGAGTAGACCTAAGCCAGTCGTTAGACTTGAATACACAAATAAAGTTACCTATAAATGTGAACAGATTTTAGATGCAGAAGCTATTTGGGCTGTGTTCTATCAAGATAAACCATTTAACTTAAAAAGTTCAAATGCGTTAACTAACTATCCAGGGCCTAAATATAAAAAAACTAGTTTTTCAAATCCAGGACATGCTCATAATCTAGCTAAAAAACTAAACACTATGTTTAACTGCAATGACTTTTCGGTTTATATGTTATCCGAAGGTGAGAAGTTGTTTGACTGATAAAGTTACTTATACTAAACTTTTTTTAAAAGAGCTTAATAAAAGTTACAATGATATAAATGTAAAAGAATATATGCCATTGTGGTGGCAAAACACACGAACCAAAGGCAACGGCGGTTTAAGACTTACTGAAGAAGGATTTGATGTTATTAATCAAATTGGTATTACCACATACGATATTCCATATCCAAGAGATATTCCACTAACCACACAGATTATAATACATCTTGATAAGTTTATAACTTGCCCTTACTATCTTACAAATCGAAGTATAACGGTTACAGATGAACGCAAAGCAATAGAGCTAGGACTGTTTAGTGGCGACTTACGTAAATACGGATTAACAAAAGCAATGAATCGTTCAAAAAACGGTTGACACTTGTGTTTTTTGTGTTATATTAAGTATATAAACAACGCAAAGAGGGCTTTACAATGTTTACATACAGTAACGATGTTATTTCAGATCTACACAAAGACGCTTATGGCTTCCGTCCATCGCAGCGGTTCTTTGATGACTGGTCTACATATGCACCTGCAGAGAAGCAAGAGTGCTGGGATATAATGTGCCGTGACATGGAACAGGCTTGGGCAGAAGAAAAAGTTCAAGAGGCAGCAGATGTTGCCAAGTTTGAAGACCGTGTGCAAGATGTTATTGCAATCGGCGCTGGCAACCGCACTACTGCACTTAAATGGATTGTAGGACAAGAAACTTTCTACCACATTCAAGATGTTGAACATTTTGTTTGGCAGCAAGGCATCTTGTTTACAGATTATGGCAAAAAACTTATCAAAGAAATTGCCGCTATTGTAACATACAAAGATGCATATTGAGGTTGACATCTACAACAACGTTTGTTATATTAATGTATAGGCACTGAACACAAATCTAAAAGGAATATAAAATGTCAGACGTAATTCGCACCGTTTCTCCAAATAAAGCAAAAAACGCTCTTCGTCATGCAATGCAAAAGAAGCGTCCTGTTTTTCTTTGGGGACCTCCAGGTATTGGTAAATCCGATATTGTAGAACAGATTACTGCAAGTTTTTCTAACTCGCATCTTATTGATATTCGGTTGAGTCTTTGGGATCCAACTGATATTAAGGGTATTCCATACTTTGACAGTAATAATGTTAAAATGGCATGGGGTGCACCAAGTGAACTGCCAGATGAAGAAATGGCAGCACAATATGATAATATTGTACTATTCTTAGACGAGATGAACTCTGCGGCACCTGCTGTACAAGCGGCTGCGTATCAGTTGATTTTGAATCGTCGTGTAGGTACTTATAAACTACCAGACAATGTTATTATTGTTGCGGCAGGTAACCGTGAAAGCGATAAAGGTGTTACATATCGTATGCCTGCTCCGTTGGCTAACCGCTTTGTACACTTGGAACTTGCTGTCAACTTTGATGACTGGTTTGAGTGGAGTGTTAACAATAATATCCACAAAGACGTTGTAGGTTACTTGACGTTTGCAAAAAAAGACTTGTATGATTTTGATCCAAAGTCAGCAAGCCGTTCGTTTGCAACGCCACGTAGTTGGAGTTTTGTAAGTGAACTAATCGAAGACGACATTGACGAAGCAACTACTACTGACTTGGTTGCAGGCACAGTAGGAGAAGGTCTTGCTGTCAAGTTTATGGCACACCGTAAGGTTGCCTCAAGTATGCCAAACCCAACAGATATTCTAGCAGGTAAAGTAAAAGAGCTAAAAACTAAAGAAATCAGTGCCATGTATTCCTTGACTGTTTCGCTTTGCTACGAACTTAAAGAATCATCTGATAAAAATGACAAAAAGTTTGATGAAAAAGTAAATAACTTCCTGCGCTTTGCAATGGATAACTTTGACACCGAGCTGGTTGTTATGGGTATTAAACTTGCTCTTACGCAATATGCACTTCCTATCGATCCAGACGAAGTGGAATGCTTTGATGAGTTCCACAATCGCTTTGGTAAGTATATCAAGGCAGCGCAACAAGTTTAAGTTGGTACATAATGGGCAGTTTCGGCTGCCCATTATTCTATTTAAAGGTTGACATTAATAGTAAATATGTTATATTAACTGTATAACGCTTACAAGAGGTGAGACATGGCTACTAAAGATACACAAACTAAACTTAAAAACTGGGAACCAAATCCAGATATTACTCCAGAAGAGCTGGATGAAATGCGTGTAGAAGTACTTGATCGCATTATTATTGCACGAATAGGGTTGCTACTACATCATCCGTTCTTTGGTAACATGGCTACACGTTTACGTATTCAGGCAGCAGATGAATGGCTAGGTACTGCTGCTGTAGATGGCAGAAACTTATATTTTAATACGCAATTCTTTAATGCTATGAATAACAAAGAAATTGAGTTTGTTATTGCACATGAGATTTTGCATTGCGTATTTGATCACTTGGGTCGACGTGATGAACGCAATCCGATGCTGTATAACATTGCCGCAGATTATATTGTAAACAATCTACTAGTACGTGATCGTATTGGTACTATTCCTAGCATTGTAAGTTGTTATCAAGACTTTAAATACGAAGGTTGGAGTAGTGAAGAAGTCTATGACGAGTTGTTTGAAGAAGCTAAAAAGAACGGCGAAGAGTATCTCAAACAACTAGGCGAAATGTTAGATGAACATTTGGACCTAGAAGGTGAAGATGGTGAAGATGGCGAGAATGGCAAAGATGGCAAAGGCAGCAAAGGTCGTCCCAAGTACAGTAAAGCCGAAATGGATCAGATCCGAGACGAAGTAAAAGAAGCTATGATCAATGCTGCTCAAACTGCTGGTGCAGGTAATACACCTGCTGGAGTTGCACGTATGATCAAAGAGCTTACTGAGCCTAAGATGAACTGGCGTGAGCTTATTCGTCAACAAATTCAAAGTACTATTAAAAGCGACTTTACATTCAGTCGTCCGTCACGCAAAGGCTGGCATACTGGTGCTATTCTTCCAGGTATGGATTTTCAAGATACTATCGACTTGTGTATCTGCATTGACATGTCGGGTAGTATTGGTAACTCGCAAGCCGCAGATTTCTTAGGCGAAATACAAGGCATTATGGATGAGTTCAAAGACTATAAGATCAAGTTATGGTGTTTTGATACTAACGTGTACAATGAACAAGACTTTAGTGCAGACAATGGTGAAAGCCTGTGCGACTATGAAATATTAGGTGGCGGTGGCACTGACTTTATGGTTAACTGGACATATATGAAAGAAAATGACATCCAGCCTAAAAAGTTTATTATGTTCACAGATGGATATGCTTGGGATAGCTGGGGTGATGAAGATTATTGCGAAACAGTATTTGTTATTCACTCACACCATGATAAGAACTTACAAGCACCGTTTGGTGTTACAGCACACTATGACGAGGCTGCATGAAACTAAAAGACCCTAATCCACTTGATGTATTAGATATAAGGAGGGTAGATTTTTGCCCTCCTCATTTTGCTACAATAAGTATTCCACGTAGATATAATTTAGATCAAGCAATATGCGACTGGATCATTGGAAATCTATCTGGAAGATACTTTTTTGGTAATTCTATTCAGTTAGATGAAGGAAAAAATCTTGTACAGAAACATTATGTTGGATTTGAAAGTTCAAAAGAACTTAGCTTCTTTATGCTGGCTTGTCCACATTTGAAGTACAACTAAGATACTGGTTATAAATAAATTATACAAGGAGTAAAATATGACCGAAAATACACAAGCAAATGAATTAAATATTCAAGATTTAGCATTAGCAAGAGCTGTTATCGAACTTGCAACAGAACGTGGTACATTTAAGGCTAATGAATTGGCTAATGTAGGTGCGTTATATAATAAACTAGATGCTTTCTTAAAAGAAGTAGAAGCACAAGCCAAAGCGGCAAAAGAAGGTGCCGAAGCGGCGATGACAGAAACTCCACAGGAGAATGAAGATGGCGCTTAAACATGTAGGCAGAGTTGCTGCCAATAGACGTAAAGTAGTTGTAGCATACCGAGTTATTCCAGGTGATCCTGACAACTGCTTGGTTGTACAAACAGAAAATCTTAGTGCAGACGAACATGACAGTTTGATTAGAGTTGTTGAATCTGCTGCAGGACAGGAAGCATATGAGTTTGCAGAAGCAATGGCTCGTGCATACTTGCCAGATGGACGTAATATGTTAGCAGGATTTCAACAAACTGGAAAGCTAAGAAAAGTTCCAACTGAAGCTATTGAAATGACTCCAAATGGTAATACTACTATTGCACTCAACGAGTTGAATAATACTATTGCAGAACAACGAGGTGTTACAGTAAACGATCTTGCACTTAAAGGACCCGGTGGAGAAACTGCTCCACAGCCAAGTAATCAATCAGAGCCAGCTGTTGATCCTACCGCAGTTTATAATAACGAAACTACAGTCTCTACAGACGGTGTACTTGATGATAACGCACTTGCGGCGCAATACAGATCACAAGCAGATGCTTTGTATAAAGAAGCAAAAGCACTCCGAGCACAAGCTGAAGAATTAGTACCAACTATTAAGAAGAAAGCAAAGGTGACAGCAAAGAAAACTGAAACCAGTGACGGATAAAAACAAAGACGAGTATTGGGAAGAAATACTAAATGATATTGATATGGATTATATTCCATTAGAATATATCAATACTGTCATTGTTGGGTTTATTGATGGGAAAGAATGGGAAATTGATATCAAAAAAACCAAACAATCTACCGACGATGTTGATTCTATACTAGAAGAGTTTTTTAAAGAATATGAT